GTGTCGAGTTGTGTCTGTATGTAGTTATCAACAACTGATCGTAACTCCCCTACTTCACCGCTCTGCTTTCCTAGGAGCTTCTCAGCTTCTTGGTGCATCCTTACAATATCAGCGGTTGACTTTCCTTTGTACTTGTCGGGAATGTCGTCTTCTTGAAGAGTCTCCTGAAGCTCAGGTTCCTCTGTCAGACTACTTGTTATTTCTTCTTCGTTGTCAACGTCTTCTGGACGCTCGTCATATAGTGTTGCCATTATTAAACTCCGTGAGTAATCTCATTATGGAGGTGTATTATGCAGGGCTTCCTTGGTTAGGAGTTGGCCTTGCGTTCTTGTTGCAGTTTCTGTTCTCTGTTCTTTGCCCACTGTCTGGTCGCACCCATAAAGTCTCCAGAAATAGGGTCTAGCTTAGAACGAACAGCACTTACAATTCTTTTTGCTATCTTGTCGCAATCTAAACAAGGTGTGTGGGTACAGTCATCTTCAACAAATCTCTCATTGACATGACCATCCTCACATTTAAACTCTAAGATAATACGCATTAAGCTGCTTCGTCTTGGTCTTCTTCTTCAGCCAAGGCTTGCTCTTCTGCGGCTCTTAGCTGAGTCTCTAAAGTAATAATGCTTGCAAGAACTGACAATTGCCCTTTACGGAAGTGCAGGTCTTCTTTATCTTTAGTGTACTCAACAGAGTTAATGTTGTTTGCGTTAGCTGTTAGGTCACTGATTAGCTGCTTCCAGCCTTCAGTTATAAACATGTCGGACGCGTTGCGGTAGTATAGCTCTAAATCTTTATCAATCATCACTGTTTCTCCATTAAGGACAGTTGTTTAAGTGTAGGTTACCTAGTTATTATAACACAAAAGCATAAGAAAGTCAAGCGTTATTTCTTTTTTTTACTTGACTTCTTGGCTGGTTTGTTGTATATAGCGTCCCAGTTGCTTGCAAACTTGGCTGAATCAGTCTTTCTAGTGGCACTTCCCTTGCCACCGTGTGTCTGACCCTTCATTTCTTGACTGGCTTCTTTTTCTTTTTAGGTGGTCTTCCGACCTTTGTTCCGTATGTACCTGTACCGTATGGCATGTCATTTCCTCGATTTAGCGCCAGAACACTTCCAGCGTTTACGTGATAAGTTATTAGGCGTGTTAGGGTCGTTCTGTTTATCCTTGGATAAGCCCTTCTTAATGCCTAGGCTTCTAGCGCAGTAGCTATCTCCTTTGGAAGTCCCCGCTTTTACACGAGGGCCTCCGTCTTTGGCTTTACCTGCTTGGCCGTAGCTAACCTTCTTGCCACTAGCTGTTACCTTAACCTTTGCTTTGCCCTTTGCTGGCTTTGCCACTGGCTTTCTCCTGTGTCAGGGTCTTGATCTCTTTTTCTAGTTTGTCAACCTTCTTGTTGACTTGTGCAAATGCTTCATTAATCTGATTCATTGCATCTTCAAACATTTTACCTGTTAATATCATAGTGGCAATTCTCCTTGGGGTAAGGTTGCTTGTGGTAGTGGCTGCGCTTGAGGCGCTGGCTGTGGCTGTGGTGCTGGGGCTGCTTCTACGTTTCCTTCCTTAACAGCTACTTCACGTTCCTTGAGTAACTGCTTAGAGATTTCAAGACGCTTCTGGAACTCTTTGTCATCTGCGTCTCCTACTTTAAGGTTTGTTGTTACAGCCTTGATACGATCAATCTCAAGCTCTTGTGGGATAGCCTGTGCTTCTGCTATTAGCTTCTGCGCCCTCGAAACAGACTCTTGTGCCTGACCGTTGAGTGCAGCAGTCTGTGACGCTTGGAAGGCTGCTTGTTGCTGTTGTGCGGCCTGCTGTGCCTGCTGTGCTTCTGGGTTAGGCTGATTGGCTTGCTCAAGTACCTGAATTAACTCTTCACGGTTAGACAGGTTCATGTTGTCAATGATGGACATAACCAGCTTAGGATACATAGGAGTGTCTGGCGACATGGTTTGTAGAAGCTGCACAAGCTGTGTAACCTCATACTCACGAGCAATAATACCTAACGAGCTAGACGTATGGAACTTATAGTCAGCTACTGGGTACATCTCTGGCTCAAACTGCATATACCTATAAGCTGCTTTCGTAACAAAAGGAATGATAAACGACTCTTGGAAGTTGATAAGAGTACGCTTGTGACGCTTAATGATAGCACCTAGTGACATAGATACACCAGCAGCAGTAGCATCTCCATTGACGGAACCAGCAATACCTGCTGAGTCAATAGCGCCTGTAGCTGTCTGTACCATTGTCTGCAAAGCCTGAGCTTGTGCAAAGGTAATCTGATTGACCTGACCAAAGTTAAACGGCTGTAGAATCTCAGAAGGGTTGCCGTTAGTGAGGATGGTTTTCCCCGGCTGTATAGAAGGTTTAGCGCCTCTAGGCATACGAGAAGCGTCCATTGCCATCATCGGGTGGATGGTTAGTGCTAGAGCATCTATACGTGCGCGTAGTTCTGTGTCTAACGCCTTCTGACTGTTGTAGCCTTTCTCACATACTCCTCTGCCCCAGAAGCGGCTAGGAACTACATCCCATGGGAATGCCACTACAGGACGATCCTGCATCATGTAGGGGTTAAGCGAAGCCTTAAGCAATGTACCACCATTGGCGATAACAACAACTGCTTCTACGTAGAATGAATCGTCTTCATCTTCAAACTCAACAATCTCTTCGTCTTCTGCTTCGTCATCCTTCATTGCTTTTTCAAGCAGGTGACGCGGCACTAGACCATAGTACTTAGTAAGACGTACCTTGTCTTCGTCATAGCGAGTAAGGTCTTGATCAGGCTCAATGTCGAAGTCTGGAGTAGCTGAAACAATGTCTACTTCACGGTATACACCGCTTTCTTGTAGCATCTCTACTGAGTGAGACGAAACAAACTCATCTACAGCACAGCCTAAAGCTGAGTCAATGTCTGTAGCTACTGGGTCAATAAGGAAGTTTTGAGGCATTACAGGGCGTAGTTTAACGCATGTACGGTCAATGATGTTAACACCTACCGCTGTCAGCTCACCACCCAGTACAGGCTGAGTAGCTGGAGCCATCTCTTTTTCTTCTTCTATGACAATCTCTGCAATGCCTGTACCAAATACAGCAGCGTTGATTAGACACTCAGCAACACCCTTGCGTACCTTGTTCTTCTTAAAGTCTTCCTCAAGGTGATTACGCAGCATAACGATGTCTTCTGGACTTTGATCCATGTAGTCATCTTTAATATCAAACCACTTACCACGGCCAAAGGTAGCTTCTTCTAGCTCTGCTACTGATGACTCAACAGCCTGCTGTAGCGCAGGAGAGATAATCTTAGAGCGTTCTGAGGTACGTGCTTGATCCTGTGCAGACCATTGTCCACGCCACAGGCGGTAGTACTCGTCAAAGCGTTGTGAGTAGTTAGCCTCGAAGTGATCTCTCCAGCCGTCACACTTTTGTATAACCCAATCTTCTAGGTGTTGTTCGGTAGCAAAACCTTCATTATCTTCTAGCATAGTTAGTAGCCTGCGTATTTGTCTAGGAATTCGTAGTCGTCTTCTTCATAGTCAAAAGCGTAAGCAACCTTAGCTAACTGGTCTATGTACGCTAGTGAGTCTATCAAGTCATCGTGGACTAATGGATTAGGAAACTGGAACAACTCATCGAGGAACTGAGGATTCCACTTGCCCTTGTTTAATGTGATGTTGCCGTGTTCAAAGCGTCCTTGCAACGCCCACACAATTCTATCTACTTTCTTCTTGTTACCGTGAGTAAGCTCTTCTACTCTAAAGAAGCGTTGATTCTTCTTCATCTGATCGTTTAGGTACGGGAACACAGCGTTCTTTAGCGCACCCTTCTCAATACCAACAGCAACAGGCTTATACTTGTCTACCGCTCCGAAGATCTTTCGTGCGGTCTCTTCAACGCCCCATCGCCCATGTATAATGTCAGCAACCCACCAGCCTTCAACACCCGCTTTAACAACAGATATAGCTGTTTGGTCAAGGCGCTTAGTTTTGGTAGTGACTTTCTGTACGTCTGCAAAGCCTGCCAAATCGACAGCAATGTAGAAATCACCATCTTCTGGCTCCTCGTCTTCAAACTTAACATCTTCTTCTTTAAACAGTTCACTACCGTGAGCCTCAAAGGATGCCATGAACTCCTGACGGAAACTAAAGGCTGACATAGACTTCTCAGCAGCTCTAATCTCTTCAGGGTCTAACAGTGGGTTGTCGAAGCTAGTAAAGTGGTAACCAACAAATGTATCGTCCTTCGATACACTAGCGTACTGGTACAGGTCGTAGAAGTGATTACGTCCCATTGGCGTACCAATGAACATCGCATCACCCTTCTGATCCGCAAGAGCTGGACGTAGTATTTGCTCCCACACCTCTGGCTTCATGTCGGCGTATTCGTCCATAACCAAGAACTTGAGGCTAACACCTCGCATAGTCTCTGGTCTATCTGCACCCTTTAGGGTTAACAAAGCACCGTTGATAAACTTTATCTGTAGGTTATTGACATGACTAGAGGCTATGACACTATGCCCTAGTTCAAGTAGCATCTGCCACATAATGTCCCTAGCCTGACCCTGTGTAGGGGCAACGTAGAACACCTGACCTTTCTTAGCGTTCAGACAAGCAAGTATCAAAGCCCAGCCAGCTAGACGAGACTTACCTGTCCGTCTGCCAGCAGCTACAACTTTAAAGCGTGTAGGGTCGTTGTATACTGTTTGCTGCCAAGGAAGTAACTCAACCTTTAAGTCAGCCATTAATAGTTAGAAACCAGAAAACGCTGACCTTCATAAGTGAAGCTCTTTTGTTTATTAGCTTTAGCTTCTTTTAACGCTGCTTTAAAGCCTTGTTTCTTAGCTAGTCTTTCTTTAGCTTTCTGAGCTTCAATAATAGTGCCTTGACGAGAACTCTCAACGGACTTAGCCTTTACTACTGAATTAACCGCTGGCTTTGCTGATCTCGCTGATGTTGCTGTTTTGCCTGCACCCTTAGCTAAAGTTCTGCTAAGTCCTGCGGCTAATGCTTTACCAATACCTGCTGCCATTTTTATATCCTTTTAGTAGCACCACATTACAGGAGACTCATTACCGTCCAAGTTGCGGATGTCAACATGAACAAAACCATTAGCAACTCCGATTCCCGTAAAGCCCATCTTAATGGCCTCTTCAACAACTGTGTACCTTTGTGTCCCGTTACTAACTTTAATGTCCGCTGCAATTCCTTGGGCATGGGTTCCTGCTTTCTCCTTCTTTTTCTTTCTTTCGATGGGGTGGTCTTCTGATCTATAACCACTTGTGATAACGAAAGGGAATGCACACCTAGCACGTAACAAATCTAACTTCAGGAGCAATACATCACTGATCTCGTTCTCGCCAGTGTACTGACAAGCGAACTCTTCTCTAGTGAAGTAATCTAAATCGTTGTTAATGTTATACATC